AGGCTCTGGGCGGGCCTTGCCTGTCGCTATGGCGAGACGATGGTGGTCGAGCCTGACTTCTCAGGCATCGACGCGCTGTCTGAAGAGACGAGCGAGAAGGCCTCGCGCGAGATGGAGGCCTATGAGAAGGGCATCAAGACATTGAACGAGACGCGTGCGGCACTGGGCGAAGACCCGCTAGACGGTGGCGACGTGCTGAAGGTCACGATGGGTACCACGCTCAAGCCTGTATCTGCGCTAGACGAAGCGCCTTCCGAACCCAAGGAGCCGCCGACTGACGAAGAGCCAGATGAGACCGAAGAGCCAGAAGAACTAGAGCCGGACGCTGAGCCCGAGGAGCCACAGCGAGCCGTCGCCTTGCACCAGTTCGGCGACGCCGAGCACGTGCGGCTGAATACCGCCTTCGAGGAGGCGGTTGCCCCTTTTGTGCGGGGCCTCAACCGTGACCTGGTCGGCTACTTCCAGGGTCAACTTGACGGGATACTCTCTGCCATTGACGGCGAGCGGTCCTACCGGCGCGCAGTATCGCCTGAGCGCGTGCTCTTCGACATCGGCGAGCAACAAGAGCTGCTGTGGCAGGTGGTATCGGGGCACGGCGAGGCGGCAACGGCGAAGGCCGGCGCACAACTTATCGCAGATCTCGGCCTCGGGATGACATTCGAGACCGAGAACCCGCTGGTCCTCGACTTCCTGCGCGAGAAGGAGCTGCTCGTCAAGACGATACCCGAGGAGCTCCACAAGAGCCTACGGGCACAGCTCGTGGAGGGCAATAAGCGCGGAGAGTCCATTGCAGACATCCGGCGCCGCATTGAGGTCCTCTACGAGGGCGTCAAGGGTAGCCGCGCGGAGTGCATTGCTCAGACTGAGATCGTCGGTGCGTACAACGTCGGCAGTATGGCTGCAATGGACCAGTGCGGGGTCACGCGCAAGATGTGGGTGGCCACATTGGACGACAGGGTCCGCGACAGCCACGCGGCATTGCACGGCGTGGTGGTGGGCATTACCGAGGACTTCGCAAACGGGCTACAATACCCTGGTGCACCGGGCGGCGCAGCAGCCGAGGTCATCCGCTGCCGGTGCTCGATAGCCGCAGCGACGTAGGAGAGGGGCGGTCAGCGTGGAGTTGTACGATGACGACGAGCGACTCATGGCGTCAGCGGCCATTGTCGATGTGATCGGCAAGAGCATTCGCGAGCTGCGCTCGCAATGGCCGGAGTTCGTCTACCACCACTCGACGGAGGTTGACGAGGCTACGGGTGTGGCGCACCTACACCTACGCACGAGACGCGGCGACTGCGGAGCGATACTGCACAGCAGCAACCCGCAGATGCTCGTGTCTCAGACAGTCGCCTTAATACTGACGGCAGGAGCCGACCCTGGCCCTGACGCCGACATAGAGGACTGTATGCGCCAGACAGCAGAGACGATGCCGCTGTTCGCAGGGGTGATGGTGCGCTTCTACGGCCCCGGAGGAGAACGCCTACAGTACAGTGCTCGCGGTAGTGAGCAGCGCATGAACCTGGGGCGCTACATCGTGAATGCCACTGTGCGTGAGCCAGGCGAGCCGTCTGAGATACGCCTGTACGATGCAGACACAGGCGAGCAGGTTGCCGCGAATGACGCGGCGAGAGTGGCGGATGCGGTAGACGGGATAGCAGGAGAGGAGCCTACGCGATAGACAGGTCGTACAACGTGCGCGGCACGATACGCGATGGATAGTGCCGCACCCAACCGCCGCCACAGTACCCAATGGCCGCCTCCACTGCGAGGCGGCTTTTGCAGTTCTCCAGACCACGGAGAGGAGGTTAGTCCCCATGTCCAGCGTACAGCAGCCGCAAACGCGGAGGATGCGCTATGCACCATTGCGCTACTCCGTGCGCGCCGAGGATAGCGCCGAGGGGCGGCCGGTAATAGGGACGGCCTCCAGCGATGCGCTTGACAGCTACCGCGAGCGTATCCACGTGGCATCCCTTGAGCGCGCCATCCCGGAGTTTATGGCGAACCCGGTGATGCTCTGGCAGCACGACCCGGACCAACCCATCGGCACCTGGCACGAGGTGGGGCGCGAGAACGACGCCATCGTAGCCCGTGGCGAGATCATGCCCGCCGAGGATGAGGACCAGCTTGCAGACTTCGTCTACAAGCGCGTCAAGCGCCGGGTGGTCAAGGGCCTGTCCATCGGCTTCAGCGCCGACTACCAGAAGGACGGTGCGAAGGACAAGGACGGTACCTTCTGGTGGGGCAAGCCGGACGGTACAGGCAACCTGACGCTGCGCGAGATAAGCATCGTCACGTTGCCTGCCAACCCGGACGCCGTAGACCTGACGGTATTGCGCTTTGACACCTCGCGACCCTGGGAGGCGATGACGCAGCAGTGTCGCGCCTGGGGCAACCTGTCGGCAGCCGACATTGAGCTGGCACTCATGCGCGCGCTTGGTGGTAGCTCCGACGAGGTCACCTTCTGGGTCTGTGAGTTGTACGAGGACTACGCCATCGTCAGGGACTGGCGCGAGGAGAAGTCCTACCGCGTGGCGTTCGCCGTCGTGGACGGCGACGTAGTAGTCGGCGAGCGCACGGAGGTCGCACAGATCTGGGTGCCCGTCGCTGTGCAGCAGGCAGCGTCGCCACAGCAGAGCCGCAAGACAATACCGAGCAACCTGCCGCTTGCCGACGAGGGCCTTGCCTGGGATGGTGACGCCGCCGAGACGCGCGTGCGAGAGTGGGCGGGCGACGACTGGGCCAAGTACCGCAAGGCATTCCTCTGGTACGACGCCGAGGACGCCGAGAACTACGGCGCTTACAAGCTGCCCATCGGTGACATTGTAGACGACGAACTGCACGCTGTCTGGCGTGGCGTGGCTGCCGCAGCCGCAGCGATGGCCGGTGCGCGTGGTGGCGTGGACATACCAGACGAGGACCGGACGGCGGTCATCGCTACACTCAAGGCCTATTACAAGGCCTTCGACAAGCCCTGGCCGGAGAACCTCTCGGCCGAGACGCAACAGTACAAGGACGTAACATGGCAGGCAGACGAGCCGGCCATTTACGAGGAGCAACAGGTGCTGCTCGACGTGCAAACCATCCTGTCAGTACGGTGCAAGATCGACGGCGTCAGGTCCATCAGTCGCCACTGGGCAAAGGCCGGCAGGGCTCTACCTGCCGAGCGCCTGGAGGAGTTGCGCGCGACGGTGAGCGCAATTGACGAGATGGCCGACGAGCTCTGTGGCCCGCGGTCCAACGAGGGCACACCTACTGCGGAGGCCCAACTCCGGCAGGCCATCGTGAGAGCCTACCTCGGGAAGGAGACGCAGACAACGTAGCGGCGAGTACCGCCGCAGGAGGTACCACCAATGGCTAATCAGACGACCCTCAAGGCCGTGCTGGATGCAGTGGCCGAGGAGGTTGGGCTGGACCCGACCAAGGCCGACAACGACCCCAACCTCGTCAACGGCATGACAGCGATCACGGAGCGAGCCATCAAGCGCCTGTTCGGTGACGACGCGAATATCGACGAGTGTCTCGGGCGCACAGTTGCCGGGGACAAGGCTGAGATCGCGCCGGCGATGGCCGACATGGTACGCGAGATGAAGGCGGACCTGGACAAGCAGCGCACCGCCACCAAGGACCGACCCGACGGCAATAGCGACCTGGACCCGGACGCCGATGACCGCGTTGTGCGCGCGAATATGGCAGAGGCCCGCTCGGCAATGCCGGAGATCGTGCGGCACATGGACGCCGTCCACAAGGCGCGCGGTATCGACCCGCAGGGCACTGGCTATGGGGGCATGAACCTGTGGGATGCCGTGGCCCGTGAGACACTCGACACACTGGTGGTCAAGCCCATTGACCCCGCAGACCAGAGCTCGCAGGCGTCTGCAGTACGCGCCTTCCAGGCAGCGAATGACGACATCTACATGGCGCAGGTGATGCTCGGCTGGAATGGCCGCGATCCCGGCGCGCCGAACTGGCGGATGCTCAAGGCCTGGAAGCCCTTCTCGGAGATCGTCTCCTACGTGGAGACGCAGCGCGCGATGGACACCGGCACCAGTGCCTCGGGCGGCTACTGGGCACCGACGCAGATGAGCGCCGCACTCGTGGAGAAGGTCTACGAGGGCAGCGACGTGGCGCGGCTCTTCCCGCGCGTGGACTTCCCGCAGGGCATGGCCACGTGGCGGCTGCCCGTTGAGTCCACCGACGTGACCGTGTACCTCACCGGCGAGGCGACCAGCGACGACAGTACGCCCAAGTTCACCGCGAGCACTCCGGGGACGAGCTACGTGGACCTGTCGTGCAAGCAACTCACGGCCCGCGTCATGGTCTCTTGGGAGATGATCGAGGACAGTATCGTTCCGCTGATCCCGCACGTGCGCACCAAGGTCTTGCGCCAGCACTCGCGCGCCATTGACGACGCGATTATCAATGGCGACACCACGGCGACGCACCACGACGGCGACATCACCAATGCCGCCGACCACCGCAAGGCCTGGATCGGCCTCGTTGAGAAGGCCCTGACAAACACGGGCGCCAACGAGGACTGTTCCACCTACTTCAACGGCGAGTCGATCACCGCGCCGCTCATCGACATGGCACAGTATGCCAACCCGGCGAAGACGGCGCTCATCGTCAACGGGTGTCTGCGGACGAAGCTCTGCTTCCTGCGCGACACGCAGAACAACAACATGTTCCTGACGTTCAACCAGGTCGGTCGGCCGGGTGCCGCCGAGACTGGCGCCGTTGACCAGCTCCTCGGTTACCCGGTGGTGACCTCGGAGTTCGTGCGCAAGATCGTGGGCACCAGCGGGTACCACACCGGTAGCGACAGCACATACACCGTGGCGATCTGGGTCTACCTCCCGGCTTGGAAGCTGAGTGTCAAACGGAACATGACGCTGGCATTCGTCCGCTACGAGGACCAGGGCCAGCAGGCCGTCGTCGGTCACTGGCGCGGCGGGTTCACCCACCTGTACTCCACAGACACCACCACGGCCATCGCGTATGGCATGAGCGCCGCGTAGGCGCAGGAAGGAGGACTAACACCAGGAGGTGTTCAGTATGGCCCTGCCAGGGCTTGACAACAGCTTCACGGTATCTGTCCCGCTGGGCGATGACGCGTCCACGGCGTACTACACCAGCGGGTACTTCCGAACCATCCCACTGCCCATCGGGTATCTGTGGGAGGTCACCGGGTTCGAAGTCTCTGCGGCTACGGACTACGCCGCACAGGACACCAATTACAACACTGTCACGCTGACGGACTCGAGCGGCAATAGCATCGCGTCCGCCGCCAATGGACCGGAGAGCACAGGTGTGGACTTCGACGTGAACCCGGCAACCGGCATCGACTCGAGTATGACTGCCGGGTACAAGCGCATCGACTGTAGCGCAGCGGCCGGCTACCTGAAGGTCACAACGGCCATCACCGGAGCCGGCAGGACCCACGTGGGGTTGATGGCCCACGTGACGGTGAAGGGTCTGCGCAATCCGAGCTAGAGCGGCCCGTGAGGACCGGGCCCGACGACCCGCGGAGGCCGGAGCATTTGCCCGGCCTCCGCTGTTGTTCTGGCGAGCATGGTAGCCGCGACTGCGGTCCATCGCCGCTACCGCAGACAGAGAGGACGTGAGTACGTGACGCGACGCAACGGCTTCACCCTCATTGAGCTACTGGTCGTGATAGCCATTATCGCGATCCTGGCAGCGATCCTGTTTCCCGTCTTTGCGCGGGCGCGGGAGAAGGCGCGGCAGGCCAGTTGCCTGAGCAATATCAAGCAGTGCATGACTGGCGTGTTGATGTACGCGCAGGACTACGACGGCGGCTACCCGTGCCGCACCTACAATGGCACATTCTGGTACCCGATGGACAAGCTCGGACCCTACATCAAGAACACCGACATCCTCTTCTGCCCAAGCAAGCGCGGCACCTGGAACGAGGCGAAGGGCGCCGGCTACAACGTCTGCTGGGACCTGTGGGGCAGTGGCTACCTCGGCACAGATGAGACCTTCATGAAGCCCGCCGAGACCGTGTACCTGCAAGAGGCGTGGACTTGTGGCTCGCGTACCGTAGCGCCCTGGGCGCAGTTCTGGATGTGCGCAGACTGCTACGGGGCGCGTCAGTGTAGCGCGTACAGCACCACCGGCTTCGACCTGCCACACAATGGTGGGAGCAATATGGCCTATGCCGACGGCCACGCGAAGTGGTTGCCGGGCGAGCAGTTCGACACGTGGACCAAGTGGATCAACCTGCACGCGCCAAACCGATAGCCGGAGAGGGGCATGAGCATGTACCAGAGCAGAACGCAGGAGCAACTCGCGGCGTGCCTCGGCTGCATCTTGGTCCTGGCGGCGCTCGGCTTCGTACCGTGGGTATTCATGGCGCTATGGAACCTGCTACTGCCAAGCCTGTTCGGCTGGCCGCAGTTGTCGTACTGGCAGGCCCTCGGTATCTGGGTTCTGCTGAGCATTGTCGGCGGGTGTTTCCGCGCCCACGTCCATTCG